TGCAGCGGCTGGCCAGGATCGCGGGGGTCCCGCTTGAGTGAGGAACTCCTCGAGAAGCTGAAGGACCTGGCGGAGATGAAGTGCCGCCAGTCCTACTACTCCTATCTGCAGTATGCGGCACCTTGGATTCTTCCCGAGGGCTTCGTGGATGGTCGCCACATCCGGCAGATTGCCGAGCTTCTTCAGTGGGTGGAGGAGACTCCCCGCGCCCGAGCCATGATCTTCATGCCACCACGAAGCATGAAGAGTGTCAACGCTTCGGTCCTCTACCCCACGTGGATCCTGGGCAGGCACCCCACCTGGCAGGTGATGGGCGTGAGTTATGGGCAGGAGCTGGCCAATGCATTTGGCAGGGATACCCGCAACATCATCATGGGCGAGGACTACCAGCGCATCTTCCCCACTAAAGTGCGCAGCGACTCGCGGGCAACCAACAGGTGGGATACGGAACAGGGAGGCAGGTATGTCGCTGCTGGTATTACTGCTGGCATTGCAGGTCGTGGTGCTAATCTGGCCATCATAGATGATCCCCTCAGCGAACAGGATGCGATGAGCAAGAGTTCCCGCGAGTTCGTCAAGAACTGGTGGCCTGGGGGTCTTCGCTCCCGACTCCAGCCCGATGGGCGCATCCTCATCGTCACCACGAGGTGGCATGAGGAGGATTTGGCGGGCTGGCTCCTCAGCAGCGCGGAGAATGACCCTCGGGCGGAGCAGTGGCGGGTCCTCAGCATTCCCGCCCTCGATGAGGAGGAGGAGTCCTACTGGCCGGAGAGGTGGCCCACCGAGCATCTCAGGGGGCTTCGGGATGACCCCACGATGCCCCGCTCCCAGTGGAATGCCCTCTACATGCAGGAGCCCACGGGTGAGGAAGGCAACCTCATCAAGATGGAGAACATCAGGTGGTGGCCCAAGGACAAGCCCCTTCCCACTTGCGACAGCATCATCATGAGTGCGGACACCGCCTTCGGCAAGAAGGAGACCAACGACTACAGCGTGTTGCAGGTGTGGGGCATCTTCAGTACGGGCTTCGAAGATAGCAGGGGCAAGGAGTTCAACGTGCCCAATGCGTTCCTGCTGGCCAACAGGAGGGGCAAGTGGGAGTACCCCGAGCTGCTGGAGCAGGCCCGGCAACTGGCCAGGAAGTATAGCCCGGACAGGATCATCGTGGAGAAGAAGGCCTCAGGGGAGGTCCTCTACCCCGACCTGCAGAGGGCTGGCCTCCCCGTCATACCCTACGTGCCGGGGAAGGGGCAGGACAAGATGGCTCGCGTCCACGCCATCATGCGCTTCTTTGTGTCGGGGCGGGTGTGGTTCCCGGAGGAGCAGGACTTCGCCTACAACCTGGTGGAGGAGGCCCTCGCCTTCCCCAAGGGCAAGCATGATGACCAGGTGGACGCCATGACCATGGCCCTCCTCTACCTGAGGGATAGCTTCGCCCTCTACAATCAGGATGACCAGGTCTACGACGAGGAGGCCCCCAGGAAGCGCAAGACCTACTGGAGGCCTTGATGTTTTCCCCCGACTCTGGTAGGATGGAGCGATGCCGATAGAGAATCCTTTCTCCGAGATCCCCGCCCTGGGCCTCAAGTCCGCCATCGTTGAACTCGATGATGGAGGGGCTGACGTTGATCTCGAGGTGGAGGAGGAGTCCGTAGACATCACGGACCACTACGCCAACCTGGCGGAGCATCTCAGCGAGGCCGACCTGATGGGGGTGGGCTCCACCATCCTCGACAACGTCAAGAGCGACTTCGACTCGAGGTCGGAGTGGGAGTCCCTCATCGTCAAGGGCATGGAGGAGCTGGGCCTCAAGATAGAGGAGACGGCGGAGCCCTTCGAGGGGGCCTGCAGTGCCCACCATCCCCTCCTCCTGGAGAACGTCGTCAAGTTCCAGAGCAAGGCCTCGCAGGAACTCTTTCCGGCGGCGGGCCCGGTGCGCACCAAGGTGTGGGGTGCGACCTCCCCCGCCAAGGAGGCTGCGGCCTCCCGCCTCAAGGAGTTCATGAATTGGCAGATCCTCGAGGACATGGTGGAGTACTTCGATGAGACGGAACGACTCCTCTTTGCTCTCCCTCTCATGGGATCTTGTTTCCGAAAGCTGTACTTTGATAATGGACTTGGTCGCCCTGTGGCAGAGTACGTGCCCGTCGATCAGTTCGTCGTCTCCTACAACGCCCCCGACCTCCGCCGCGCAGAACGATACACCCACGTGATCTTCCGCAACGAGGAGGATTTCCGGGGCGACGTGGCGTCGGGCCTCTACCGGGACGTGGCCATCGGGGCCCCCGGCATGGTGGAACTCAACCCCATCGCCCAGAAGGTCAATGAGCTGCAGGGCGTCACGGCCCCCGAGACCTTCAAGGCCTACGTCCTCTATGAGTGCCACGCCTACTTCAAGTTCGATGGGCTGGAGGAGACGGAGGCGGGACCCCTGCCCTACATCGTTACCATCGACAGCACCTCGCGCCGCGTCCTCAGCATCAGACGCAACTGGGATCCCAACGATTCCCGCAAGCGCAAGCTGGAGTGGTTCACCCACTACCGCTACGTCCCCTCGATGGGCTTCTACGGGCTGGGCCTCATCCACCTCATTGGTTCCCTGGCGAAGACCGCTACCCTCACCATGCGGGCCCTCGTGGACGCGGGCATGTTCGCCAACCTGCAGGGCGGCTTCAAGCTGAAGTCGATGCGGGTCGTCGGGGGCAACGATCCCATCGGGGCCGGTGAGTGGCGCGACGTTGATGCCACCATCCAGGACATCAGCAAGGCCATCTTCCCCCTGCCCTACAAGGAGCCCTCGCAGACTCTCCTTGCCCTCTTCGACAAGACTGTGCAGGCAGGCCAGAAGTTCGCTGACACTACGGAGCAGGTCATTGCGGATAGCACCAATTACGGGCCCGTGGGCACCACGCTGGCACTCCTGGAGGCCAGCACCAAGTTCTTCTCCGCTACCCACAAGCGAATCCACGAAGCCCAGAAGCAGGAGTTCAAGATCCTGCGCAGGCTCGACCGCGACTACCTCTCCAACTACCCCTACGAGATCCAGGGTGCCCCCCGCGAAATCTTCCGTGAGGATATCCGGGCCGAGGTGGACATTATCCCCTCCTCTGATCCCAACACCCCCAGCAACGCCCACCGACTGACGAGGGCCACCACCCTCCTGCAGATGGCGCAGCAGGCCCCGCAGCTCCACGACATGCGGGAAATCTACAGGCGCGTCTACTCCGCGATGGAGGTGGACAACCTCGACAAGGTGATGCCGCCGCCGCAGAACCCGCAGCCCCTCAGCCCCATCGAGGACCTCATGGCCCTCACGCAGGGCAAGCCCATCAAGGCGTTCCCGGGCCAGGACCACCAGGCCCACATCGCCGCCAAGATGGCCTTCCTGCAGGATCCCATGGCAGGGGCGTCCCCCGTCTTCCAGGCCCTCGCCCCCATGGTCCAGGCCAACATCCAGGAGCATATGCTCCTCCAGTACGCCGAGGCCGCCATGGCCATGGGTGCCCAGGGGGACCAGGCGCAGGCGCAGGCGGTGCAGCAGGTTGCCACCATGAACATCCAGCGCGCCCAGGCCCAGGCCCAGGCTGCCGCCCAGGGCCAGCAGGATCCCACGGTTCAACTGGGCATGGCTGAACTCCAGCTCCGCTCCAAGGAGCATGAGGACAAGATGCTCAACAATGCGGCCCAGCTTGCGGTGCGCAACAGGGAGCTTGACCTGCGCCAGCAGGCCCAGGACCAGAAGGGTTTCGTGGAGGGACTCAAGGTCAAGCAGAAGGATGCGGACTCCACCCGCAAGGCGGCCGTCGCCGCAGTCACCGCAATGGGGAGGCAGACAGGTGCCCAGTAAGTCTTTCAAGCAGGCTCGCACGATGGCGGGCGCTGCCCACGACCCAGTCTTTGCTAAGAAGGTGGGCGTTCCACCCAAGGTAGCAAAGGAATTCAACAAGGCCGATGACAAGAGCGGCTTTCTCGGCAGCGCCATGCGGGCGAAGGGTCCCGCCTTCAAGGAGGGTGGCAAGGTGAAGAAGTTTGCAGAGGGTAGCCAGGTCAGTGCTGAGGACGAGGCGGAGTACCGTAGCTCGGGCCAGTACCTCGCGGACAAGATGCGCCTCGAGGCCGCCAACAACAAGGCCAAGATGGACGACATGATGAAGGGCATTCAGGAGCGACGCCGCCAGGCACCGCCCCCCAGGAGTGACCGCAACAACCCAGACCGGGGCACCATCACCCGAGGCTTTTCCAAGGGTGGCGGCGTCAAGGGCAAGGGCGCCGAGCAGCGGGGCACCCGTCCCGCCAAGTACTACTGAAAGGAAACG